ACGTGGACTCCGTACCAATACAAGTAATGCTTGGTGTTTTGACTACTACAACGGCTCTGCTTGGTCTGAACAGATGCAAATCGACTCCTCAGGCAATCTAGGCTTGGGAGTTACTCCTACTCAAGCATTTTCAACATCCAGAGCCATTCAAATTGGTAGTGGCGGTTTAATTGAAGGTAGAACTAACGATAGCACGACTTTCAGTCTTGCGTCTAATGCGTATCTTTCATCTGCTGGTAATTGGACATACTCATCCAACAATAGAGCAAGTCTTTTTGCTTTGACTAATGGTTCGTATTCATTTGGTATTGCCGCTGCTGGTACTGGAACAATTACCTTTACTCAGGCAATGACTTTGGAAGCTACTGGAGAATTAAGAGTTGGTTCAGAAGCTGACGGCTGTAAATTAACATTAAGTGGAGCGGCTGGTTTTGCAGGTAATGGTTTATCTATTTATGAAACCTCAACGGGTAACAATGGACGACTTCGTCTTAGTCAAGGAGCAGCAGCTGTTGTTTACAACGCAACATATAGTAGTGGATCAAATGCTCACGTTTTTCAAATTGGTGGAGGAGAGGTTGCCCGTATAGACTCAAGCGGTAACTTGCTGGTGGGGGCATCAAGCTTTCAAGCGAATACTCCCCGTTTGTATGTAACAAAATCAAGTCAAGGTGTTAGTTCAAATAATATTATTTGGGTAAATGATTCTGCCGCTACTGCGACAGCGGCAATGCATGTTTGGTCGTTTAGCCAAACCACGACTCCTGCATCAGCAAATTTTGTTGACGCGTACTACAACGGTGTTACTACACTTGCATTTAGGATTGCTGGAAACGGAAACGTAACTAACGCAAACAATAGCTACGGGTCTACATCAGACATTAAATTAAAAGAAAACATTGTTGACGCATCGCCAAAACTTGACAAGTTGTTGCAAGTTCGTGTTCGTAACTACAACCTTAAAGGTGATTACGAACAACATAAACAAATTGGTGTTATTGCTCAAGAGCTGGAAACTGTATTTCCATCAATGGTTGATGAAACACCTGACAGAGATGCAGAAGGCAATGACCTTGGCACAACAACTAAGTCTGTTAAATACAGCGTGTTTGTTCCTATGCTCATCAAGGCTTTACAAGAACAACAAGCAATCATTGAATCACTCAAGGCACGTTTGGATGCCGCTAATCTTTAAAAGGAAAACATCATGACTAAAGATGAAACTTTGAAAATGGCGTTAGAAGCATTGGAAAGCATCTTTGCATCAACTCATCCTTACCGAGAAGATGGAACTTGCACAATAAACGATAAGTCTGTTGAATTAAGTAATAAAGCCATTAATGCCATCAAAGAATTTTTAAACACAGAGGAAACATCATGACTACTACATGGAAAATTACAAACCTCGACAGCAACACAGCCGATGGCTTTGTAACCACAGCCCATTGGACTTGCACAGCAATAGACGGAGAACACTCTGCCTCTGCTTACGCAACAGTCTCATGGGCTGAAGGCACTCCTGTCGTACCTTACGCAAACCTCACAGAAGCCACAGTCCTTAATTGGGTGTGGGAATCTGTTGACAAGGAAGCTACAGAGGCTTCTTTGGCGGCTCAGATCGCTTTGCTGAAGAATCCTGTAAAAGCTACTGGTTTGCCTTGGGCGGCTTAATGGTTTATGGGCAAGCCGTCAGCCCTTGATGACGGTAAATTAAAGGAAGACAAATGGCTAAAGACACGAAAAATGCCGTTTCAATCGACGGGCAAGAATATCCAGTAGATGATTTAACACCGCAACAGCAAGCTCTGCTTTCGCACGTTGCCGACTTAGACCGTAAGCTGGACTCTGCCCGATTTTCTGTAGATCAGCTTCAAGTGGGCCGCAACGCCTTCTTTGAGTTACTGAAGCAAGCTCTGGCCGAACCCAAGGTGTCGGACGTAGAACCTAAGTAACCTTGTCTGGGGGCTTCGGCCCCCGCTGTTTGGTTACTGGAATTTGTTTTGAGTTGTACCTATGATTCCAATAGACCCGATAACAGCGTTAGAAGGACTACAGACTGCAATCAGCGTAGTCAAAAAGGCCAGCAAGGTTGCTAGTGATCTAGCGGGATTGGCTCCATCCATTTCGCGGCTTTTTGATGCCAAGAGCACTGCTACCAAGGCGATGCTTCAGGCCAAGCGTACAGGTGGTAAATCAAACCTTGGCGCGGCGCTACAGATTGAGATGGCTCTTGATGAGGCCAAGCGGTTTGAAGAACAGTTAAAGCTGCTATTTATGCAGGCGGGACGCATAGACGTATGGAATGCGACTAAAGCTCGGCAAGCTGAGATGGACAGAGATGATGCCAGAGAAATGGCGGAGCTAAAGGCTGAAGAGAAGAAGCGCAAAGAAGCCGAGCGGGAACAGATGGAGTGGGCAGTTGGGATTGTCGTGATCGTGATGCTCTTAGGTGCGGTTGGCTGGGGGCTTAATGAGATGGCTGAACTGTGTGCCAAGACAGGGTGTGGTCGGTGAATGAGTACCAAAAGCAGTTTGACCTCTTCCTTAAAGTCTTTGTCAGACTGTGTATTGCTTGGTGGGTGCTTGGCTTGCTCCGCTTTTTGCCCGATGACTTGGCCGACAAGGTTGTAAACAAACTACTGGGAATGATTGGTCTATGAGTGACGAAAAGCCAGCAGATGTATTGAGCAAGGTGCTGTCCTATGTGGATAGCCCGTTTAAACTGTTTGCTCTGTTGCTCATGGCGGTGTTTGCGTTTGCTGGGTACTTTGTCTGGCAGAACCAAGAACTATTGATGGGCGCGTACAAAGAGTCTAAGAGAATGCCAAGCATTGTCGAGGACAGGGTAGAAGATGCTGCCGCCCACTTGTTTAAAACAACCAACGCTACCATTGTGGCTGTATTTAAAGTAAACCCTATGTTTGGAACCAGAGTGCTGTATCGTGCTTACACCAAAGAGGGTAGAGACAAAACCAATGATGGGCTTGATGTTGGGCTGTTTACTCAAAACCAAGCCAACAACGCTGATGTGATTAGGCTGATGGCAAGTGAGATTCCTTGTGGCGAGTACAAGTCAGCGCAATCGGAAATGGGTTTATGGTATATCGCCAAGGGGGTTGCCTACACTTGCCGAGTCAGCATCCCACCTGATCCAAGCCGGTTTGTTGGACAAATTACTGTAGGCTGGGATAATGAACCCGCTGACATTCAAGTAACAAGAACCATGATGGAAATTGCAGCAACCATGCTTACAAGGAGCAAACAATGATTGGACTAGACGCACTCCTATCGGTAGGTGGAAAACTTATCGATAAGCTGATCCCAGACCCAGAGGCCAAGGCCAAAGCGCAACTGGAACTTCAGAAGATGGCTCAGGACGGTGAGCTGGCTAAGATGGCCAACGAAACCGAGCTATACAAGACGGAGCAGAACAACCTGACCGAGCGGGTTAAGGCTGACATGTCTAGTGATTCTTGGCTGTCCAAGAACATTCGTCCCATGACGCTAATCTTCCTGTTGGTTGCCTATTCTGGCTTTGCCATTGCCTCAATATTTGAGTACGAAACCCGTGGCGCTTACGTTGAATTGCTGGGACAATGGGGCATGCTCGTGATGTCGTTCTACTTTGGTGGACGCACAATGGAAAAGATTGCTGATAGGGTGAAGAAATGAACTTGACTGAACACTTTACGCTTGAAGAACTCACGCACACTGACCACAGACAGTATGACAACACCCCAAACGAAGCCGAGCTGGAGAACCTTAAGCGACTCGCCGCCTTCCTTGAGGAAGTCAAAACTGCCTTGGGCGGAAGACCAGTCATGGTTAACTCTGCTTTTCGCAGCAAGCAAGTTAATGATGCTGTTGGTTCTAAAGATACTAGCCAGCATCGCATTGGTTGTGCTGTGGACATCCGAGTACCTCAACTAACCCCTGACGAAGTGGTCAAAACCATCATTGCGTCTGGCCTGCCATACGACCAAGTTATCCGAGAGTTTGACCGCTGGACTCATGTAAGCATCCCAAACACGCCAGATGCCAAGCCAAGAAAACAGGCACTGATTATCGACAAAACAGGCACACGGCTGTATGCTTGATGCACACCCAAATTGATGGGAAAATAAGCCATGCCATTAAAGAAACTTCAGCAGAAAGCTGGCGTAAACAGAGAAAATACGCGCTACACGTCGGAGAACGGTTACTACGTTTCCGATAAGATCCGCTTTCGCCAAGGCACACCTGAAAAAATCGGTGGTTGGCAGCGTATTTCTTCTGCTATTTTCCAAGGTGTATGCCGCTCTTTGTGGAACTGGGTGACTCTGGGCGGGCAGAATCTGCTGGGTATTGGTACTAACCTAAAGTTTTACATTGAGAACGGTGGACTGTATTACGACGTTACCCCGTTGCGCTCGGCTGTACAAACTCCTGTAACACTAAACAACCCTTTTGACACTACATCTGGGTCAGACGTTATTAACGTCAATGACACTGCCCACGGTTTACTTACCGGTGATATTGCTACCTTTTCTGGGGCCGTTGCGGTCGGTGGAATTCCAGCAGAAGTACTTAACACTAACCACACCATAACGTATGTTGGAGCTGACGACTACACAATTACCGTATCTACTACGGCATCATCCACTGTGACTGGCGGGGGCGGTGCATCTGTTTCAGCAACATACACAAAGCTTAGCGTTGCACTGACAAACCCATTTGCTACGGTCAACGGCTCAACAACTGTCACTGTAACTGACGCAGCTGGTGGCTATACCAATGGTGACTTTGTTACCTTCAGCGGTGCTACAGCTGTTGGTGGCCTTACTTTAAATGGTGAGTATGAGCTAACCGTAACCGGCACATCTACCACTCAATACACAATTACTGCGGCAAGCCCGGCTACTTCCACTGCTACGGGCGGTGGGTCTGCTGTGGTTGCTGCTTACCAAATTAACATTGGCGCTCCTTATGCGCTTCCTTTGGTTGGCTGGGGTGCTGGCCCGTGGGGAGCTGGGCCTTGGGGCGTTGGTGTGGAATCATCCGACCAGATGCGTATTTGGTCACAGGCTAACTTTGGTGAAGACTTACTCTTTGCACCTAATGGCGGTGAGATCTATGTTTGGAAGGCAAGCTCTTTGCTGACTTCACGGGGCGTGGCTATTAACAATCTATCGGGGGCTTCTTCCTGCCCAACGGTTCAGAGTTCTATTCTGGTGTCTGATGCTTCACGTTTTACGTTTGCGTTTGGCTGTAATGACTATGGAAGCACCATTCAAAACCCCATGCTAATTCGTTGGTCTGACCAAGAGGATTACTTGGAATGGTTCCCTTCTGCGACCAATCAGGCTGGTAGCTTACAGCTATCCCACGGTTCAAAGATTGTTACTGCGATCCAGACCCGGCAGGAGATTGTTGTGTTTACAGACTCAGCTCTGTATTCGCTGCAGTACCAAGGCCCGCCAGCGGTTTGGGGTTCTCAGTTGCTTGGAGACAACACTTCTATTGCTGGAACAAACGCAGCTGCTACTGCCACTGGTGTTGTGTACTGGATGGGAATTGATAAGTTCTACAAATACGATGGCCGTGTTCAAACTCTTAGATGTGACTTACGTCAGTATGTTTTCCAAGACATTAACTTAGAGCAGGCAGATCAATTCTTTGCCTCTACCAATGAAGGCTTTAACGAGATCTGGTGGTTCTACTGTTCTGCTGGGTCGTTCACTATTGATAAGTATGTAACGTACAACTACTTAGAAGATGTCTGGGCTTACGGCACAATGGCCCGAACAGCGTGGATTGACTCTGCCCTGCGTAAATACCCAATGGCGGCAACGTATACGTACAACGTTGTTTACCATGAGCAGGGTAATGATGACAATGAAACAGGCACAACTTTGCCAATTACTGCTGTCATTGAGACTACAGAATTTGACATTGACGATGGCGACCACTTTGGGTTTGTGTGGCGTATCCTGCCCGACATTACGTTCCGTGGGTCTAACACGGCATCGCCTCAAGTCACAATGACCTTGATCCCAATGCAGAACTCTGGATCAGGCTACAACGATCCAATCTCTCTGGGTGGTAACTCAGATGCTACGGTTGCACGTACCGCTACTGTGCCAATTGAAGAATTCACTGGTCAGGTATATGTCAGGGTTCGTGGCCGTCAGATGATTATGAAGGTGGAATCTACCCAGCTTGGTTGCGCATGGCAGCTTGGCTCA